CTCCAGTTGCTGTGATAATACCTGTTGTGTACTGCCCGTTGGCTGCGACTGTCAGCACTGGAGCAGCAGCAATACTAACCACCACGTTGCCGCCTGCACTGATCACGCGAACATTCGAAGTACCGTTCTGAATACTGGCTGCATCTATGCCTGTTAACAAACTGCCGTTGCCAAAAATATAGTTGCCGGTGATGTTGCCTGTTGCAGTAACTTTCCCGCTGGTGATTATGTTTCCACCAGTGATATTACCGGTTGCAGTAATTGCGCCTGTTGCAGCCAGTTCTGCTCCACTAACTGTGAGTTTGTTGGCAATAATTGACAAATTTCCCTGGCCAGCTGTGCCGGTGCCGCCAGATGCAATGATTCTCGAATCATAATCTACTAGTGCAGTTCCGCTATTGAAATCAATAAAAGGAGTTGACCCAATTTGGTCACCTAGTTGCAAAGTTTGAGGAGACAATTCAGCAAAAGCAGTACCGTTTCTAACTGCAACAGATGCAGCAGCAACTGTGCCAGCAGTGGTCAAGTTGCCTCCTGCAACGTTGCCTGTAACAGTCAGAGCTGTTAGTGTGCCAACGCTGGTAATGTTTGATTGTGCTGCGGCAGTGACTGTTGTAGCGCTACCTACCACATCGATAGTGTACAATCTGCTGCTTGGTACTGTGCCGGTTGTTAAATTGGTTGCGCTTGCAGCGCCTGTTACTGTGGTAAATGTACCAGTGGCTGCGCTGACGTTTCCACCTGTGATATTGCCAGTTGCTATAACTGCTCCATTGGCAATAAGATTGCTACCTATCACGTTGCCAACAGCACTAAACACCCCGGTAATGTCAACGCCGCCGCCATAGAAAGTTACTGTGTTGGCAGAGCCGCCAATGTCTGCTGTGAGATTTCCGCCCGAGCCTCGGATGGTCCAGTTGGTTGTGCCAAGTGAAATTTGGCTTACCGAAACGTTTGCTGCCACTTGCACGTTGCTTAGAAAGCCTCCGTCGCCTACAAAAAATGCGCCCGGTGCTGCAATCACGTTACCTGTTGCGCTCATTGTACCTGTGTTGACATTAAGGCTGTTGATATTGCCAGTGGCTTGAACAATGCCTGTTTGTACATTGCCGCCTGTGATGTTGCCTACCACTGTTTGCGTACCAGTCACTATGCTAACACCCACATTGCTAGTACCCAATGTCAAAAGGTTTCCGCCAGCAATATTGCCCGATGCAGCAAGTGTTGTGGACGAAATATCAGTAGTGATTAAATTGCCGGCTGCACTTATCCTGCCCGACAACTCTAGATTAGAACCAGTAATATTGCCTACCACATTGGCAGTCCCAGATGCAGAGATATTGGCACCTGAGATATCGCCTATGGCCACAATTGTACCAGTTGCACTCAAATTGCCAGTGGCCGAGATATTGGCACCCGAGATATTACCAGTAGCTGCAACTTTGCCAGCAGTGGTTAAATTGCCACCTGTGATGTTGCCTACAATGCCAAGTGTACCGGATCCGTATATGTTGCCGCCAACTGACAACGAGTGCAACGGACTGCTGTTGGCTATACCAACGTTGCCAGTAATTCCCTGAACTACCACACGATTGACCATGCTACCCGAACTGTTGGCACTTTGAATCAATATGTTGGCATTGCCCAAACTGTCAGAATATACTGCTTTAACGGCTGCAGTAACTCTTGCCCCGGCACCACTTGCAGTTGATGTGCGCCATTCTACAGCACCAATGTTGCCCCCCACAGTTGTTGCTGCGGTGTTGGAATCATCTAATCTTATAACTGGATTGGTTGTACCATTGCCGGTACGTGTTAAAATTATATTGCCTGACGCATTAACATTGCTACCACCAACGTTGCCTGTGGCAGCAACTGCGCCACTTGTGACCAAATTGCCACCAATAACATTGCCTGTTGCGCTGGCTGAGCCAGATACAGCAATACCGTTGACAGTGGCCACAAACACATCGTGGACTCCATTCACTGTGATATTGGCATCTCCGTTTGGGGTAGCAATTTCAATGTAGGTAGTACCGTTGATCAACTTGTCACCGGAGATGTTGCCAGTCAAGGAAACGTCTCCAGTTACTGTTAGATTGCCATCAATAACAACTGTGGCAGTGTTGGCGGCTGCGCCGCGGAATGTGATAGAGTCTGTGCTGCCCACTGTTTCAACAACAAGATTCCCACTGACACGCTTATAGATAGACATTTAGAGTTCCTTTGTGTTATTTATTCTATTAAAAAAGTCTTCCATGCACATGTGGCAAAGGTTTGTGACTGAGTTTAACACCGGCACGTCTGCTGTGGTTTTACCAATCACACGATAGAATTGTATTGTTGGGAAATCATTGCAAATTTTCAAAATCTGTGTTGCCCAGTTGCCTGTAAACGTAGGAGGGGCCGAACTGGCACGATAGAACTCAGAATCAGCATAAACATTGTTGAATTTACCTGTTGCTGTAGGGCCCATATCAAATCCTATCAAATAGATAGCTTGATTGTGATCCAGTGCTGCTATCCCTGCTGCTGCTGGTCCTGAACTGTAGCCATAGTATTCTTGCGGTATTCTGAGTGCGCCCAGGGCAGGCAATGGCTTGCGAGTGTACATCTTGTGCTTTTGAGAATATCCAGTTTCTTGAATACTTTTGCTGATTGGAGTGTCAGTGCTGACCAACACATCAGGCACAAACTCCCGGTGTATTGCATTGCAGCCATACACTTGCCCTACCTGTTTTAACAAGTGCAAATTCATGCCTTGGCGGCTGATGCCGTTTCCTAATACAAATGCTCTGCTCATAAAAAATCCTCCCAGTATGTAGCTGGGAGGATCCTGGAGTCAAATCAATTAAGAAGTAACGTTGTCAACAATAACCAAATCAATAGTGGATTGTGCAGTACCAGACTTGATAACGCTGCCTTCATCAGTAAAGAAGTTAGCAACATAACGAACGTCAGCAGTGACTTCTGCTTGCGAGTATCCGCTGCCGCCAGTGTAATCCAACAAGAACTTGTTGGTCAATTTGCTGATAGGAGTAGCAGTAGAATCATTGTTGGTATATGTGATACACATTAAGCCAGCTGCTGGAGTAACGTCGTTGTCCAATACACAAACGCCAACCAGGTTGGCAGTGCCCGAGCCTGCGCCAACATCAGCTCTGCATGTAAAAATAGTACCAACACCGTAGTTGGCAGGAGCACCAACTGCTACCCAATTTGTATTGCCAACGGAGGTGATCATGTATGCGTTGCCTACCACTAGGTCTTCATCAGCAATACTGGTCACATCACCAACTAGATACTTGCGACTGCCTTTTTGACGGATGATGTAACCTTGATGTGCGCCTGCACCCGAGCCCGATGCCAAAGTGATGTTGACAATTACATCAACTCTTGGATTGGTTGCACTAGGTGCATCTGTTGGAGCAGCGCCGCCGACCACGCCCAGATACTGAGCATTTGTCATGTTACCAACTGAGTTCTTGACTGGGTTGGTCAAGCTACCAAAGTTTGGAAAACCAAGATCAACACCAACGCTTGCGCCACCATTACCGGAACCGGTAGATAATTTTTGAATTTTTAGAGGACGACCCATTTTGTTTTCTCCTTAAAGAAGTCCGATGCGGGTTCTAGCCGCTACGCTGTGGGCAGTTAGTCCCAGCATAAAACACACAATTGTGTTGACAAGTATTTAGCAACAATACCCAATATCTATTGTGGCACCAGGCAGCTATCTGCTATAATCAACACTTACAAGCAAGGTCGTTAAACTATATTATTGACCAGCACCTCTTGGGGATTGACCCGCCCTGATGTGCGGGTTTTCTTCTGACTTGGTGCAGTTGTCACCGTGGCGATGGAACCATCCTGCAGCAATGTCTCGGCCACAATGATCGCAGTGCAGCTTGGGTCGAGTTCGACCTCGTAGTTTTTCTGCTACTGCTTTTTTCTGTTCTTCAGTCCAAGGTGCTCGTTGGGCACGTATTTGACGCATGTGCTCACGGCGTTCTTCAGTCCACTCTACTTTACGCATAGGATTATTATCTCCCTTAATGCGTTCACTCATTAGTGCCCCAATCTTTGCTTTTGTTTTGTCAGAGTGGTGCTTTCCGTACATCGCATTTTTTTTGCCTTTGTGAGCGTCAGAATTTTTACGCCGGTGTTCATCTGTTGCAGTCTTACCTTTGTTTTTTCCAAGATTACTCCGACGTATCTTTTCTTTGTGTTCTTTGCTCTTAGGCTTGTCTTTGTGATAGTCGCTAATTTTTTTACGACTTTCTTCTGTCGGTACAATATACCCTGCAATATTTTGGTTGATCCAACGGTCATCATGCAGTACCTTGCAGCGGCGTAGAACTCTGGTTTCCCAGTCACTTGCTTGTTCTTTGGTTTCAAAGATTTGCCGTACTTCAACATCAAAACTGTCCACACCAGTTTCTTCAATTAGTTGTTGAACTTTAGGACTGCTGGTGAAATATTGTTTCCATAAGTCTTGTTCTGGGTCTACTCGATTAGCAGAACGGTATCCATAGTATACTTTACCAGTTGGGCGGTGGCGGATTAGATAGGTATAAGGTTTCATGTTGTTATTTAGTTAGATACAGCAATTTCACTCAATAACTTTAACACTAATAGAAACAAAAGTCAACAAAAAAGGGCCTTGCGGCCCTTTTTTGAGTTGGTAAAGTACCAATCGAAGATCAGCTGAAGCTCAAATTCGAGACTGCGATTTCCCCCACGTAGTCGCCGGCATTGCCGAAAGACGATGCAGTGTTAGTGAGTTCTATGTATCCGTAACGAGTCATGAAGCTCACGACTGGTTCGAATGTAGATGGATCCAGAACAACACCGCTGCTCATCAATGGAATGTATGGGCAGTAGAATGCTGGAGCGTCAGCTTCCGAAGAACCCTTGTAACCAACCAACACTGGAGTAGTATCGCTAGCATAAGAGTCAACGAACACGCGCATAGCGCCGTTCAAGGTACCAACAAACTTGGTGTTTGTAGGAGCTTCGAATGTGCCTTCTGTTGTGCGAGCAAAAGCACTAGTAGTTGCACTTTGCAACACTGTCAATGCAGCAGAGCTAACCACAGCGTAGTTACCAGCGCCACGACGTGTACGCTGAGCAATCAAGTTAGCAACACGGTTGATCAACACGGCCAAAGCAGCGTGTTCGTCACCAACGAATGTAGCAGTACCAGAAACAGTAGCTTGGTTGTATGTGAACTCAGTAGCTGCCAACGAACGCAGACTCAAAAGAATCTCTTGGTCGATTTCAGCTGTAATTTCCTGGGCCAGCGCAGCCATGATTTCGGCTTCAACGTCGATACCGTGCATTGCTTGTGCGTCTTGGGCACTTTCAAATGTCCAACGTGCTTGCAATTTACGTGTTTTGGCTTCAACAGCTTGCTTCAAGATTTGCACGGAAATTTGCTTACCGCCAGTACCTTCCATGGTAGCTGTAGCAGCACCAGTGTAGCTGCTAGCACTTGCTGTACCTTGTGGCACTGTACTGTAAGCTGTGGCAATCTTGAATGGGCTTAGAGCTTCTTCGCCAGCTGACACGCTGGTTGCTGCTGCACTGCTGTCTGTCAACGACTGGGCATAACGCACACGCAGAGTGTGGATCTGACCAACTGGACCAGTCATTGGCTGAACGCCGACCAGTTCGTTAGCAATAACAGTAGGCATCACACGTCGAATCACGGGAAGAATCACGCGGTTCAATGTGGCAATGTTACCAGCTGCTGTGCTACCTGCGGAAGCGTTTTCCTTCAGATACTTACGAGTGTTTTCAAGGATAACACCCATGCTGTTGCGCTTGGTACCGTTTAGACCTTCAAGCAATGCTTCTTTGGTCTCGCCCCAGCGGCTTTCTAATAGTTCTTGTGACATCTAAGTCTCCTATAAAAATTTTATAACCCTGCCAGGCGCTTGAGGTCGATCACATTGCTGCGTTCTTCCTGTGGACTACTTGGAACAGTTTTATCTCCAGTAACTGCGGTTACCGACTCTGCGATCACTTTTTTAGCTTTCGCGGAACGATCTTCCAGCACTGCTGGTAGATATTTTTCAAAAGCGTTTTTCAAACGGTTAGTTTGGACGCTTTCCAACAAATTGCGCATGACTTCAGCTTTCTCTTTGTTAAGAGGTGCCAACAATTCATCCATTGCAGTTTGACGTGTATTGGATTCTTTGATCACTCGCATTTCGCGGTCTTTGTTCTCAATGAGGACTTTCGCCTTTTCAGTGAGTTCAATTGCTTCTGCCAATTGACGATCTTTGCTGCCTAGCAAGCTGTACAATTTCTTGACTTCGGCTTTCTCATTGAGATGAGTAGCGCCGAATTCAGCTGCGTATGCTTCAAAGATACGACGACCAAAATTGTTCTCGCGAGCAATTTTTACGTCTTCGTGCAATTGTGTAAGTTCTGCCTTTAGATGATGGCTAACAGCTTGACTCATTTTCTCGGCACTTTCTTTAACGAAACGTGTCTTGAGAGATTCAAGCTTGCTACGTGCTTCACGCACCAAACGTACTTT